AACCTTGCTGGCTGCCCAGCGGCGTTGAATGCGTTGCGTACATACTTCTTCATATGCTCGCCATACTGTTCCTTGGACTCGTAAAGACCGGCGGCGGCAGACTTGACAACGGGTATGAGCCTTTCAGCCAGCCGCTCTTGAAGCGCCTCAATCAGTTCGCCTGCTTCGTCCGTTTCTCCAAAGGTTTCCTCTAGGCTTTCTCGCCACTCACGGCTATCCAGAATGGTGGCTGCACAGATCTCAGCACAAAGCTCGTCCTCTGTTTCCTCGGTGACAGACTGAATCTTCTCCCAATCGGAATCGAGATTGTCCTCAATGGCTTGGAGGGTTGCCGACCGACCCGCAAAGAACCACGACCGTAGCTTAGAGCGAAGCTCTTTTTCTTCTTCTGCCGACTTGTAGGTGGTGTCGATTCCTGCGTTTGGGTCTGGCTCGTTAGGTGGCACTTGGTCTCCATCGCCATCTGCATCTTCTTCGTCCCCAGGTAGTGGACCTGGAGGCTCAGGGTCAGTCGGCCCTTCCGACAATGGACCCTCCACAATCCGACTGATGGGCGCCATGTTCATTGGCACAACAGGCTCATCGCCCCACGAGTAGGTCGGGAGCCCTAAGTGCAGCATCTGATTGATGTCGTTGAGGGGCACAAGGCTGACGGACAACTTCCGCACCACTTCTGACTGCCTTTCCATGTCTGTCTGGAGTTCTGGAATTCCTTGCGTGTCGAAAACGCCAAAGTCATTACCAGGGAAACGGCTGAACAAAGTAGTGTACAAACGGTCTTCAATGTATGAAGCCATTGGCAGCAGAAGGTTTCTCCATACCATCCTGTTAGCCTCCTCAATCGTCGCACGGTTCAAACTCTCTGTCACTCCAAGCGCAGCCTTGTGTACAAGCAGAGAGGCTAGGATTGCGTCTCTGTTGGCGTTAATCATTGTCGAGAACTCCATGTCTTGGTGTGTGACTGGAGAATGCTCAACCTTCAAGCCATGAGTGAGGATCGCGGGCTTCGAGCGGTTGAGGGCACCTTGGTGGCGAGCTTCCCACATGGCGAGGATTCCACGGGCGTCGTCAGGGTTCAGGTCATCCGACTCGGTGGTCAGGACGGCACCAGGCTCTGCGCCGTTTTCAAAGAACGCCTTGTTGTAGGAATCGGCAAGCAAGTCCTGCTGCATCTTGTTAAAGGCGGCGGCAAGTGGCGTTTCACCCCAGAAAGGCTGGTCGGGTGAGTAGATCCTTAGGAGAACAATCTCGTGCGGCTCGTACTCAATGCCTTCGGTGTTTTTGTACTGGAAAGCAGAGGTGGCCCCGTCTTGGACAGCTCCATTCGGCTGGTATTTCCAGCGGCGAACCATTCCCGTGTTCTCGTCGATGTCCACATACCAACCCTTCCTTCCAAAGACATAAACTTCACGGGGGATTTCTTTTTTCTTGAGCCTCCCATTTCTGCCCTTAAGGCAAAGAATCGCGCAACCAGTTGACAGCATCTGGGTTACTACTGCATTCCACAAGTCAGCCTTCGCCATGTGTGGATTAACAATGTCAAACATGGGACGCCACGGGCTGTCAGGGATGGGCACCAACGCTGCCTCTCTTGTCCGTGATGTTTGGACACTATGAGACTTCATGAAGTTGAACTTGCGTAGAGCGAGGTCTAACTCTTCTTGCGTTTCGGCGTTCTTTACGCCGTGGAAGCCCGCCAGGTCTTCTTTCACAATACGGAAAGGAAGCATACCTAACATTTGTCCCGCCAAGCGGATCGCGCCGTGAGCATATGGGTGCTGTGACCAGGGACTGATAAGAGCCTGTGGGTCGGGAACAATGGGGAATCTAGTGAAGGTGTCGTAAGCGGTACCTGGAAAGTTCCGCTCGCCAAAGTCTGGTCGTGTGAAGCGCATTGTTAGATGTAGATTTGTGGAACTCGTCTTCTGTTCCGTGCGAGGGATAAGACAAAAGCGTCCGCACCGTCCGGAGAACGGCCCAATCGCTTCTTTATATCCTTCTTGGGCTCAACAAGAAGTCGGCCCTTGCGGTCATAAGAGTAACCGCCTTCTGTAAGTTCTTCCCATGTGCTGCCGAATTTTCTGGGCACACACGCAAGTTTCAGCCTAAGCAACTCTCTAGCGGCCCAATACATCTCCGCCCTGAGGTTGGCGAACTCCATAGGTCCGCATTCTTCGCCATAGATATTCCGTTGCGATGTCGAGAAGTCTACTGAATCCACCTTCCAACCGCTGTCCTTGAGCGCATCCACCGCACTTGCCCCAATCCCAATAACATCGACATGGATACGGTTGGCGTCTGATTGGCTAATGCCGTTCTTTTGGGCGATTTTAATGACATGACCCGACACCTCGTTGCCGTCTAGGTTCGCCAATTTGATTTCTTCGAGGAGAACATTGTCCTCCACCACGGCAATAACCGTCTCGTCTGATCCAAATCGAGCAACATCCACTCCAAGGTGAATGCCTTCTCCGGCATCCATGCCCCCCTCGTTGGCGCACCTGTCTAGGAACCCAATGGGCACCACCCTGTCATCGCCTGCTTCGGGGAACTCGCCCAAAACCCTGGCGATAAAGCGGGGGTCATCTTCTCCCCACCCTCGTCTGCGCTCTTCGACCCACTCATAGGTGGTTGCGCCGGGGATTACCTCCTCCTCGGTTTTGTAGTTTGGGTGATCGAGGGCAGACAAGGTCACGGATGCCCATTCCTCTGGGCGCCTGAAAGCCCGATAGAACTCTCCTTTCGCCTCCAAGGGGTTGCCAATCACTAGCCAGCGAGCGTTTTTACCTGACATCATGGACTCTGCTGCTTCCCAGAACTGCGGGTCTACCGCTTGCGCCTCATCAAAGATAAGGAGGAGGTTCTCTGCGTGACCACCCTGGAAGTTGCTGGGATCGCTTGTCGCCACGCCTTGGGCTTCCCAATAAGGGGCAAGGCGGATGGCTGTTGTCAGCAACTCGCCACCGAGGGGCATCGTGGCAGCATTCCACAGCTTCCTAACATTTCCCCAAAGGTGAGTCCTGACATGGCTGGCCGTTGGGCCTGTGGAGAGGATGAAGGATTCCCTGGTGTAGAGGAACCACAGGATGGTGCAGGCAGCAAGGTGGGTTTTCCCTAAGCCGTTGCCCGACCGCACAGCTACCCGCTTATTATTGACAATGGCATCAAGGACGGACTTTTGTTGATCCGTCAGTTGGCACCCCAGAACATCCCAGATGAAGTCGGCGGGGTTGTCCCGCCACCTAGCGACGCGCTCCTCTACAGGGTTAGTTTCTGTTACAGAACTGCTCATCTACTGTTAGGGCTTTGTTCTGTTCCATTTTTTGAACCATTTCGGCGAGTGAGACGGGCTCAACATCATGCTCCAAACGCTGTACATCACGCCACTTTTCGGGGGCGCGGTTCTTGAGCCAGAAGATACACGCCGTCGTGTTGCCGTCAAGCGCTTGTGCGAAAAGCGAGTCTTCGACAGCCTCAAGCCGTATGTTCTTGATCGCTTCCTCTTTAGCGGCCCATTCGGGTTCCCTCTTGCGCCAGCGCTGGATTGTCCAACGGCTAATGCCCAAAGCTTTGCAGATGTAGCCCTGAGTGTGTCCTTGAGCGAGCCATTCAAGATAGTTCTCTCCAATCGCAAAGGTCATCTTGCGAGGGGCTTTCGGTGGGGTAAAAACCTCTTCTCCGGGGATGTCTAGGTCTTCCATGCCCCTAATGTGCCAACTTTTTACCTATTAGTCAATGTTGACAAAGAAAAAACCCCCGACCTCTAATGGAAAAGGCCGAGGGCAAACAAAGAGAACCAATTGTGGACGATCCTAACCAAAGCCCACTTGGTCCCTTAAGTTTAAGTGTTTCGGGGGGGGATGCGAAGCCATTCTCGTAATTCTCTGCTATGAGCTTCAGGGCGAGTTGCCTTCACCCAGAGACCTGTTTTCTCCACAAGCCCCTGCTTGGCGGCTGTATTGAAGGCGGCGCCGATGGCGTTTGGGTGTGGAGGATCTTCTCCCAGCCAAGCCCTAAGGGTCTCCGCAGTCATTCGGGCACCAATCCCCTTCCTCCGAATCATTTCCAGGGCTCTTTCAGTCCAAGTTGCGGAGGAGCCAGAGGAAACCTTTTTGATTCCCTCTTCTTTCCTGCGCTCGGACTCGGCGTAATCAAACAGGTTCATTTACTCGCCTATTTTGTCTAAAGTTGCGTAGATTTCATTGGCGCACACCTCGACCGCAGCGTCGAGATCCAACGATTGTTCGTCAGCAATATCGGCTACGAGCCCAGCGAGGACTGGCGGCGTCATATTTGCTTGACTAAAGAGTGCCTCCACGAGTATCCGTGAGGTTCCACTTATGCCTAGGGCACACCCTTCTCCCATTAGGTTGTTAGCCAAATAGTTTTCAAAAAGGGTGACATCTTCTTTCAGTGTGTTTGTCATGGCGACCAGTATACCTCTTAGTTCACCTTTTTCAAGGGATTTGTTGGGAGTGGTCCAGGCCAGTGCATTTTGCAGTAATGGCGAAGCCTGTTGTACAAGACTCCCTCCCGCATACACTTGCAACAATTGGGGTATGCGGGGCGCGTTATGGCTTTACGGTACTTCATTAAAAGGGGATATCGTCAGGGATTGCGTCTGACGCAGGAACAGGGTTACCGCTTCTTGGTGGACCGTTCTCTCCCCTTGGGGCAATAGTCATGGTCGTGAAGGCTCCACCCTCTGGTGTGTTTTTGTTTAGTTCGAGAGTCACTTCGCGTCCAGCCACTAATTCTTTCGCTAACTCTTCCACCTTTTTCTTTGCATCTAATGCTTTGTTATAAAGCGGCCAACCATTTGGCGCATCAGGTTTAGACGCTGTTCTGGCATTAGCGAACGCCTCAAACGAACCATGTTGTGTGGCTGCATCATACCACTTGTCCTGGTATTGACGCTTTGTTACATGGTTTAGGAGTGGCAACTCAAACTCTGATCGTGCCATGTGGGTGTTCTCTGCAATCTTTCCCATGACCATGTTCCATTCCTGTGGGAGCTTGGCCACCCAATCAGGGATATTGCCGCTAGGAGCTGGTTGTGGGGCAGGCGCTTGCTGTTGAGAAGGCTGAGTTGGTGGCGGCACCGAACTAGAGACAGCATTACTGTTTCCTCCTTTGTGCCACTCATCTGTCATCTCGTCAGCACCATAAATGCCCGAACATGGGGCTACAAGGGCAAGGACGCCCCTTACATGGAGCCTTTTCCAAGCCATCTCTGGCGCATGGGTGCATTCTGGATTATTCTTTCCTGAATCCCATCTGCACGACCCAATCTCTTGGATCGTCGTGGGGCTACCACCTTCTGGAGTCCAGGTGAACTTGCCTCGATAAGCGATGGAAATCGGAAGAATGTCACAATCTGTGACCTCCATCGTAATGCCTGCCGCTTGGGCAATCTTATGGGCTCCAGCTTTGGTTATACACCAAGTGTTGTGGAGTTTGTAAAAGTCATCGTATTTGCCTTCTTGAAGCTTAAACTGAGCCTTGAGGATATCTACTTCTGCTTGGGAACTCATTATTATCTCTTTGTATTCTTTTGGTTAAGGGGGGGTATACAGTTAACTGTATACTGTTTACTGTTAACGAAGAACATTTTTAAAAATGTAATTCTGTGTGCTGTTTACTGTTTACTGTTTTCATGTAGACCAGTTTAAGAACCCTTGGAAACCCGTGTCAAGTGTTCTTTTCTATGGCCTCCCAAACCTTCTTTGCGTTTTTGAAGGGCTCGACAAAGATGAGACGCAGCCAACACAACATGAGGGAGAATGGGACAACGGTCACCCCAACAAGTAGTGTTGAGAAAAAAGCGGCGAGTGAGACGATGTATTTCAATTTCTTAAAACTTTTTTTCAGTCAACAACATTTTTTGGTTCAGGAGAGGGGGTCGTGGAGGTGGGGGTGCCTGGTGGAACCCCTTGCTCATGTAATTTAGGGCGACCTCGGCGAAGGCGGGGCTTGCCGAGTTGGCGCGTGGCATCCTTTACGGAGATGCCCTCATCAATCGTGTAAAGATCGTCAAGGCTCAAACCGAGAAGGTGAGCAATGAGAGCCGATGTGGGACCACTAGGGGCACGGTGCCCATTCAGGATTTGGTCCACCTTCGGGTTTACATTCCAAAGCTGGAGCATCCTTCGCAGATAAGCGGCGTTCCAGCCCTTCTCTTCTAGGGATTCACGCATCTTATGGGGATTAAAGGTTGCGGGGTGGTCTTGTTTTGTTCTTCTTCCGGGCATTAGTTGTCTGTTTCTGTAACTCGGAATGACCGAGTTGGTGTTTGTTTAGTGAACTCTGATGCGAGATCGGGATGGGCCTTTTTAAGGGCGCTTGTGTTAAGGGTGTTGCGTACAGAAGGTTTCCACGAAACGCGGATTCCCCCGCCAGCAGCTAAGGTGTATTCACCCATCTTTTCCTCTAAAAGCGTTCTGGCATCACCCAGACGCGACTTGGCAATATCCATGTCGGACTGAGCTTGCAGATATGCTGTGGCGGCGCTGTTCCAGTCGGAATCGCCGCTCATGTCTATGGGTTGGGCACCACTTTCTTCCTCCTCTAAACCCTGGATTTGGCAAAGAGTAGACCAAGGACACCGTTTACAACGACGGTCGTTGCTGGGAAGTCGCCTTAGACTCTCTAGTGCGTGATCCATAGATTCTGGAGCGTCACCTTGGGCAACCCATGACTGGCGTCCGTCTTGTACGGCGGACCAAAAGTCCAAAGAGGCGTTCTTGAGCCGAGCAAAGTGGCCTTCCGTAAGCACCACCTTGACGCAGAAGGTCTCCCATCCGTCAGGCCAAAGGTAGAAAAGGTGGCCGTCTACGAGGTCAGTAGCCATCAAGTACCACAAAACTTGGTCAATATGCTGAGGATGACCTCCCACCCTTACCGCCTTAGAGAACGACCACTTTCCAGCAGTCTTGATTTCCAAAATTCCCTCAGGCGTCTCGTCCTCCCTACATAGGAGGTAATCGGGAGTTCCTCCCATCCAAGGAAACGGGGCTGTTTCCGCAAGATCCAAGACGCTCTCAGGGGTTTCAGCCACCTTTTGAAGAGAAAGCGGCCCACACAAGCCTTTATCCTTAAAGACTTTAGCCGCGACGGGCTCAAGGATATGTCCCCTCTGCATAACAGGGGTCTCCTTTTGCTCCCATGCGCCGGGGACGCCCACTTTTTCATACCAAAGGGCTCTGGCACAACCATAGGGATTGTTTCCCACAATCGTTCCTATATCAGACCCACCGATAAATCTCTTTCGAGTTTCGAGCCACTCTTTGCGCGGTGTGGTTAACTGGGGGTTGGCGTCTGTCATGACACTCAACAGTACAAAGTGGACACAAAGCCGTCAAGAAAATAAATAAAAAAAGGAGGCTTTGAGTACCGTCCGAGAAAGCCAGAGAAACTCGTCCCGATCTCTTGTCGTGTAGGCGGATCTGGACAGCCTGGGGAGGGTGGTCGGCTCGGGTAGGTCAATGAAGGCCACAACAATCCCGAGTAAAACTCTAAGGAGAGGGAGGACAGAAAGTAACCTCCTCTGCTTGCCTTTGCCTGCTTTCGCTACGGATCTTCCATGCGAACCAACCGCCCATAGAATATCCGTTCAGAAACCTATGTCAACCAGATTTTCCCTGCTTTCTGAGGAGCCCTCTTAGGAAAGAGCGACCTGGCGCCTCCCCGTCTGTCACGACGATGGCTGGCGGGGGCGCCTCAACAAATACAAGAGAGCCACAGACAGGGCAAGTTTGAGGCACAATTGCGGCCATAACCCCAGGTATGGCGGTCCCAACAATTGTATGGTCCAAGTGATTGTGGTTTTTTCCACACCGCCATCTTAGTCTTACCGCGTAGTCCTTTGCTAAGTCTTCCATGATGACCGCATCATAGAACATCTCCTAAGTAATAAAAAGCGGAAGATAGACTTGGACTTAGACCGAAAAAGGGTCACTCTAACGCCATGCCGAAACATAAGTGCCTTAAGAAGTTCACGGAAGCCCAAGACTTGGGCGCAGACGCATACCGTTCCGTTCGTGGAGCGGGACGCCCAGTTATTTCCCCTCTGTCCGCCGAGGAGAAGAAAAACCTCGCCTATTCGCTCGGCGTCCCTGCTGAAGGAAGCGGGGTTCCAGGTGCTTGGCAATACGGTGACGAAGACCGAGTCGTCGCCATCCCGTTTACAGATGAGAGTGTGGACCGTCACGGAACCGCCTTCCTTTCTAGTGGATGGGAGTTTAGTGAGTATTTACGAAATCCAGTCTTTCTGGATGGTCACGATCAGGAGAAGCCACCTTTAGGTATGACTCTGGCAATCTCGCCAGCAGCCATCAAGGGAAAGGGAGGAGAATCACGGTCAGGATATGTGGCCCATGTACTGTTTAGCCGTGAAGACTTGAACCCGAACGCAGAGTTGGTATACCGCAATTGGATTGCTGGTCGCGTTCGGGGGTCTTCGGTAGGGTTCCGTCCCTTGGAAATTCGCCCTGCTAAAGACGAAGAGGCAAAAGCCCTTGAGGCGCGAGGAGAGGAGCCCGATGCTTGGATTATCTCCCGTGCTGAACTGCTCGAAATCAGCGCAGTCACAGTACCTAGCAACCCTAGTGCTGTACAACGCAATGTTTTGGCTCAAGAAGTTAAAGACATGGCAAAACTTTCCCAAGATAGCGGTCTTTTCAGCCGCTCTGACCTAGAACTCCTCTACGGGGTTCGCGCCCTTGCAGAAGCCATTGATGCTGAGGGGCTCAAATTACCCGAAAAACGCGAAACAATGTCTTCCGAAGAACTCCTCTCCTTTGCCAAACTTGCCGATTCACAAGAAGAAATCGAAATCGACGAAACTACGCGCCAAGTGCCAGAAACAGCCGAAGAAGAAACACGCAGTCCTGCTTGCCGTATGGATGGCGAGACAGTTGAAGAGTGTGTTTCAAGAAAGGTGCCGGAAATCTTAAGCGAAGACGAGGACATGGGCTCTGACCAAGCGGTTGCCATTGCTAACAGTATGTGCGAAACCGCGTGTTCTGAGAAGAGTGAGGATCCACAAGAAGAGTTGGCGAAGAATATTGAGTTGCTTGAGCGGCTAGTCGAGCAGACAGAAAGCGTCCCAGAGGAAGTTGTTATCAGTGGACAGAGATACTTGAAGGCAGATCCAGAAATGGAAGCGAAGCTTCAAGTCTTGGCCGATGTTCGTGACCTAGCGGCGCGACTTACGGCCAACGAGGAACTTAGAGGGGAGGGTCTTTTCGGCGCTCTCCAGTTGCTCAAGGAAGAAGTGACGGCGCTCCGTGAGGAGGTCGCAGAGATCCGTACTACTTCGGGGAAGGAACCAAATGATGAGCCTGTGGCTCCCAAGCGCGACTCCGACCTTTACAACCGCTTACTTGACCTCCAATCTAAATTAATTACAGTTACGGAGTAACAAACATCATGGAACGAGAAGTTCAAGATACTCTTCGTAGCATTGGTGAGAATGTTGAAGGAATTGGAGACCGCATCAAAGTGGTCGAAACATCCGTCAATGACAATCACCAGGCTATCGATGAGAGACTCAATGGTGTGGACGAGCGGTTGACCTCAGTAGAGGACACCACCCGTTCCCGCTTGGAAGTCGAAATTCCTGGTCTGGCAGAGGAGAAACGAGAGTTTTCTTTTGCTCAGGCTCTCAAGGGGATTTGTTTCGGTGATTGGGGCGATGGCTTTGAGAAGGAAATCTTCAACGAAGCTCGTGCCGTCAATACAGGAACAGATTCCGCCGGTGGCTACTTTGTGCCAGCCAACTACATGGACGAAATCATCGAACTCGTCCGCGCTAACAGCGTGGTCGATGCGCTGGGCGTTCGTCGTTTGGATGCACAAGGTGGAATGCCTCTGGAAATCCCTAAGCAAACTGGTGGCGCGACTGCGTACTGGATTGGCGAGTCCACGGACATCACCAATTCGACCATGACCGCTGGTATGCTGACTCTGCGTCCTAAGAAGTGTGCCGCTTACACCCGCGTTTCTAACCGTTTCCTCTACAACGCCACATCACAGGCGGAAGGACTGATTCGGGAAGACATTGCTCGTGTAATCGCGCTCAAAGCCGACCTGGCTTTCTTCGAGGGAACTGGATCAAGCTTTCAGCCAGAGGGCATC